TAATAAAATCAGTTTATTATGTATCTGTGATATTGTTTATTTCCGAAATTATATATATTTTTCCGAAACTACAAAAGTTACAGGGTTGTAATAATGCCATAAAATATGAATAAAGACATAAGGATTTTACAAAATGTATATTACGCCCCGATTGCTTGCTCCAATAAAAAACCGCACCAAGATTTCTCAAAGTGCGGTTGTGTTTCTTGATTGAGACTACTCTTTTACCTTGCCACCAGCAAACATATACGGATTGACATAACCGATGTATGTTTCCGGCACAAAACCTTCTGGTTGAGCTTTGACTAATTCAGATAACGCCCATTCATAAGGGATTGCGTTCCAAGCCGGCACGCCTGGGATAGTAAACGTATTAATGCTTAAACTCTCTTTTCCCTCGTCTTTTTTGGCTTTTGACACGTAAGATGAGATGGTTACAAAAGTACTATTATTAACATAGTCAAGTTGCAAGCCTGTTACAGTATGATGTTCTGAAATTGAACCAGTGCGTGCATCTTCAATATTTTTTTCAATAAATTTCATTTGATTGCTCCTGATTTTGGATATTTGGATAAAAGAAAACCGCACTCGATTTATCAAAGTGCGGTGGTTTTAGTTAAGATTGATTAAATTACGATTTGACCGTTTTCTTTCAGATAGGCATAAATCCGCTCCAAATCAATCTGCTCTGTTGTTTTACCAATGTCATTTTTTTCTCCTATTGATAAATTGTTCTTGCGTCAGATACTGCGTAGGCTGATACACAAATCTTCGAATTACCACCGCCCTCGTTAAATATCTCTGGCGGGGTTTCATCGTTATTATTGTGTTTTTGATAATAATATTCTTTATACTCGTTAGCATTGACGATAAAGCTAATATTAGAATTAACAATGAAAATAATTCGTTTTACTGGAGATGGGTTGATCTTAATGAGGCTACTGAAAGAGGTAACTTTATCGTGGCTAGAACCAATAGTGGTTCTATTAACGTTAGCAATAAACACCTCACACAAATTCCCACCGACCAACTGATTAACCTCAAGCGTGCCAGTAAATTTACCAGTTACGCCTTCGAGCCTTGCAGCTCTGATTACGCCACCTTCAACAATTGCACCCTTTACTGTGCCACCGTTTACCACTGCACCATTAACTGTTCCGCCATTTACTGTTGCACCGTTGACGGTATTACCAGTAATGACCCCACCAGTTATTCTAGGCGATCTAATTTCCTGATTGGCCTGAATGTGGTCGCCACGGATTGTGTTAGCAATAATGCTTCCACCATGCACTTCGGTTACTCCTGCATTTTGCCATGGGCTAGGCTGAGTGCTTGTAGCAAGACATTCTTCAAGCATTGGGCGTGCCATATAAACATCGGCATATTTTATATTTTTAACAAATCTGTTAATTCTAAATATCAACAACACCTTTCCTGTTTCTGGCGCCTGAAACTTAACGAATGCCCGAGGAGTATTTTGCGCAACACCATGCTCAAAATATCCACTTGGTGCATCTAAAAACTGCGGGAATGGGTTTGTCACATTTCCAGAACTTACATTAGCGCTACCAATAAGCCCTAGATAAGATTTTTCGTTGGCCGAATATTTCTCCACGAGTAATTGCCCGCCACAGAAATTACAGCCCACATAGCTTGAAAAGATGTACCATTTATCTTTTACTACACTTACCATGCAACGGATCACATCAACCCAAGGCATTCTATCGGCGAGTGTATTGAATTGAGTCTCCGTTCCGCTAAACGTTAAAATTCTCCATCTCTCATTTTGTAATCCATTCGGATGATATCTATTCGCATCATTTCTACTGCGTTGTACAACATTAACGTTTGGGCAATTTGACCAATCGCCGCCTTTTACACCGGCGTCACGCCATCCGTAGGCGTCATTATCAAATAGCGGGTTCATTAAGAGATTCCCACCGCCACCAGATGATAACTTATCTCTCGTCACAGACCCTGCTACAAACAAATCGCCACGAATACCGACTTGCCCATTTGCAACAGAAAACACTGGTTTTACATTACCATCATTCGCATTTGCCACAATTCCGAATTTATCAGCCATAACAATGACTGAGCTTTCGTCTTGATTTGCACCAAGTGCGATACCGGCAACAGCAGTCCGTCCACCAGCAATAGCTTGCGTTTTGATTGTGTGCATCGAGCTAACTTTGCCATTAAGTCCTGCTACAGCACTACTCACCTGTGATACTGTTGATTCTGCCTTGCCAACTTTAGCGGTTAAAACGTTAATTTGTTGTGCATTTGCTTTATCACTTTCCGCTTGAGCCTGTCTTACTGCAGTAATACCTGATAAAGCTGATTCGGCCTTCGCTGTCACAGTTTTAATTGTTTCAGCTTGTGCTTGGTCTGCTTTTTCAAGATTTTTAATTGCAGTTCCTGATGATTGAGCTTGTGCAGCTATTTGAGCTAATGCACCAGCGACAGCAGTTTGTCTTGTTTTAGCTTCATCCCCAACTGCATTATTAATATCAGCTTTAATGGAGTTGATGAGCTCTTGGCCAAGTTGGGATTTAGTAATTTTCCCTTCTAACGCATTTAACAAGTTATCAGGATTATGATCTGCTTCGCCAAATACTGCTTCGGTAAATTCGCCTTTGTTACCTTGTTTGTCCACTCCTCTCAAATAAAAGTAGTAGCCTGTTGATAAAGGCACACCATTAATAACATAATTACTTTGAGGATATGGCAGCGTTGCCACTTTCACTGCAGTGCTTATGTCATTTGTATTGCTACGCCAAATCTCAGTGCTAAACCCAGGTGTAAATGTCTTAGGTAAATCCCAATCCAACTCAATAGCAAACAACAAGGATTTAGTAACAAATCTAGGGATGTTGAGATTAATCTCAAATGATCGTGTTACGGGATCTGACAGTTGGCCACTTTGGTTTTTAGCTCTGATTTCTGCGGTATAACTACCATCAGGCAATCCTTCAAATGATATTTCTGGATTTTTTAAGTTTAGATATGTTTTAAAAACCTTTCCGTTGCGATATAACCGCACTTCATAGGTTAATAACGTATCTGTTGTGGGTACTGACCAAGTGAGTTTTATACCGTCAGCGCTATAAACTACATCAGCATTAGTTACTTTTGTTAGTCCATTGTGCATTGTTGTAACAACAGGCACAAAACTTGCACTACCATCAACAATCGCTTCTTTTTGCGGTTCGTGCTGTAGTGCGGTTATGGTATAACTTCCGTCATCGTTTTCAGTAATGCCGAGAGCACGGTAAAGCTGAGTAGATACTTGCGGTGTTTTTAATACCCAATCATCCATTACATTCAAATCAACAGGATTGGTTTCTAATGTGATAACCGATTTATTTGCATTATCTACATTGATGATTTTGATTTTCACCAACTGCATTTCATCATTGAGATAACTTAAATAGCTATTACCAGTAATTTCTACAGGTTGATCAAGCGTTACTGTCTTTCCGTTTATTGCTACAACGCGTCCACCAAGTGTTTTACCCGCAAAATCATTATCAGCAATTTCAATGATGTCGCCTGGCAAATGCAATAACCCTTGACGACCTACTACAAAGGTAATAGTACATTGCTCAAGACGAGATGTTTCTAATACCCATTTGCCGTATCGGTGAGCTTGCCCACGACTTGTACAGCCATAAGCTGTAATTTTCTTAACATTGTAGCCATAGCGAGCAATCATTAAATCATCTGCAACGTACTCAACTGCTTTTTGATAGAAATTACGTTCATCGGCATATTCAACTTCTACCGCAGTGAAAATTGTCTTTCCTGCTGCAAATTGGCGAGAGAATTTACCATCAACTACATTTGATTGAGTATATAAACAAACTGGATCTGATGTTCTGTCTTGGATAGCTGAAAACTGCGTTCCATTCCACACTGCAATAGAGCGGAAAACAGATGCCATGTCTGATAGCACGTTATAGGCATCACGCTGTTCTGTAATCCATAGATTAGATACCATTCGTGGTTCTTTGCCACCATATCCATCATCGACTAATTCATCACAGTATTTTGCAATTTGATACAGCTGAAACTTATCTAATCCATATTCACCAATTCGTTTACCTAATCCAGCTAAAGAATTAGTGACTAAGTCGTAAAAAATCCATGCGGGGTTATCCGTCCACTCTTCTTTCCAGTCACCGCGCCAAATACCAGGTGCATACGTTCTTGTTTCGGGATTATATGTGCTTGGCACTTTAACTAGTCGGCCATAAAGCAATAGATTTACATTAGGGAAATTTGGGTTATAGCGTGAATCCGTTTTAATGCCAATTAATGCCATATTTGGGTATGACAGTTTGGTATCAATGATTTCTGTATAGCTGACCCAGTGAGTGCCATTCTGTAACCGCTGTGATTTACTATCAGCCGTTAATCTTTTGACTGTAATGGTAAATGGTTTAGGTGGTAAATTATCAATGATATAACTTCGATAAAAACGAGATGATGATTTACCACTAATATTTTTTACTGCTCGTGTAAGCCCATTGATTAAGATTTCAAGTGATACAGATGTTCCCTCTGTATCGCCATTATCATTTTGAGAAAATAACGCACTTACGCCACATGTGATTCTGAGACGTGTCACATCAGGATCAATGACAGTTCTTGTTACAGGGGTAACATTTTTAATTTCAGCGCCAACTGATACTTCACGCTCTGACATTTCAAAGCCTTGTAGCGGCATTTGATCCTGCGTGCCGAGTGTATATGCTATCTCTGTGTTTTTGAAATTGAAACTTGACTCATCATTATCATCAACACCGTTTGCATTTTGGATTGGCGTATTATCAAAGTAAGTTGATTTCCATTTATTGGCTGGACCTTTGATTGGTCCAAGAGAGATTAAACCAATAGCACGTAATCGTTGCGAAGAACGAAGGCTATCAGGTGCTTCATGTGGTGTGCGCGCTGAACCTTGGCTTTTACCGCCCATAAGTACCTCTTTAAAAGAAAACCGCCTATAAGCAGTGCCTATAAGCGGTTAAATTTATTAGTGATATACTGATTTACTACCTAAACATCGTCAAATGTTTCAATCCCTTGAGACACCAGTACAAGACTGGTCATCATCTTGCCGTACAATAACGGAATAGGTCTACCTTGTGGAGTTAAATTACGAAGATTGCTAAATGATGTACTTTGTTTCTTTTCACCTTCATCAATTTTAGTATTCATATCTGGCGGTCTAGAAAGCAATGTTATTGCACCACCTAATGCCATGGCTGCACCAGACATACCAAACATTAATGCAGTACCATATCCGACACCATAATATTGGTAACTAATAATACTCGCTGCAATAATTACAATGCCGGCAACAATTTGAAATATTCCCGCACCATTTTTACCAGAGCCAAGAATCACTGGCGTAAAATGCACCGTACAATCATTTTTCAATGAGATAATAGGCGTTGTTTTTAATTGTTCTTCGGATAGATATTTACTGCCAATACGAACTTTATAAAAGCCATTTCTCAAATGTTCACGTAAGCCACTAATTTGAGATAACAGTCCACTCATCAACTCTCTGAAATTACTTACTTCAAGTTCAATCGGCTCACGGCCAAATCGTTTAAGATCGCCATAAAATTTAATTTTTGCCATTCTGAATATCTCCAAATTGAATGCGTTGAATTAAGCCAAAAACCATCATAAGGTACACGTGCAGAGAGACGACTTTCACTATGATGAACCATCATCTGATCACCTAGATACACTCCTGCGTGATTAGCGAAACTTGCACCGACTTTAATTAAAATCACATCGCCAAGCTGCGGTTCTTCATCAAAAGGAATTTTTTCAAATCCACAACGAGCCAAGCCTTCTTCATATAAATTGGAATGCTCAAACCATTCAAATTCGTAAGTGGATTGATCGGGCAATTCAATACCAGCCAACATATAACAATCAAGAATAATATTTCGGCAATCTTGTTTATTGTTTTCAAATTGACGACCAATCAGCGGTGAAATAGAACGGAACTGTTTAATGTCGTCATCCACCACCAGCCAAAAATCTAACTGTGTTCTAACCTGACATTCTCTGTCAGCAATGGATAAATATGGCAATCCTTTTTCAAAAGCTGAATCAGGGTGAGAATGCACCAACGCTACAATGACACCACGTTCTTCAGCAAGAATAAAATCATCTGCCGATATTTCAAAAAAATTAACTGGATCGTGTGAGATATTTTCGCAAGGAATATAAGAGAAACTGTCTTTAAATACAACAAAGCCACAACATTCTTGTGGCTCTGTACTTTTAGCGTGTGACAGTATTTCTTTTTTTAATTTATCCGGAATAATCATGATCAATTCCCATACTGAGTTGTGCTTGGAAAACCGCCAAACGGTAACACAGCATTCTCACCAAATCTCAATTTACAACCACGGATACAATGCGAGCATTTATCGTTTTTACGGTCGTTCGTTGGTTTATCAAATTCATCGGCAACAGGTCCACCTGTATAACCGCATTGTGGCGAACGATATTGCCAAATACAAACATCAGATGTAATCATTAATAGCGGTATTTTTGCGTTATCCGTTTCTGCAGGTGATGCCAGTTCAAAAGTAGCTTGTTTATCATCAAGGCTTTTTAATTGCTCTATGATGTAATAACTCACTGCTTCTTGTGTAGGATCTGCCTGAGCGTTTTTGCCACCTTCAAAGTTGCGGGCATCAAGAAACTGCGCATAAACCAATCTACGAGTTACTTTACCACCAACGCCTTGTCCTAAATTAACCGCAATACCAGTAATGATGCCATATAGGTTAGATACTGTTAATGTCGGACGAGAACTTGGGCCTTGCCCACTAATTTCAAATCCATCTGCTTTAATTGGATAGGCTTGATACTCATTTCCCTGCCACCAAATATTAGTTCGCCCTTGGTTTAAACCGTTGTGAAATCGGTATAATTCACCTGCAGCATTAGACCCGTTAGTCGGAGTAATATGGCGTAAATCAATATCCCACAGTTCAATAAGCGCACCTTGCTCTAATTCAGGTAAAAGTGCGGTCATTTTCTTAGGTAAATTTTTAGGCATTATTTGCTCCAATAAAAAACCGCACTTTCTAAAAGATTGTGCGGTTATAAGTTCACGAAAAGATCTAACTGTTTAATTTGTAAAAGCTCACGCTCAAGGGCTTGCTTTTCCGATTTGCATTGCTGCAATAATTTTCCCCGTTCACCGGCGCGTTGCGTGTATTCAGCTTTCTTCTGCTCCCATAATGCCATCTTGTTTTTGACTTCATCACGACGAGCAATACCCTCTGTCCAGTAATCCCATAAAGCTAAGAAACATTCTTCTTGGTAATTCTCCAAGCGTTCTTTTAAATCGGCACGCACTTTGTTTGGGTTAATGCTAAACAGCCAGCCATTTAATTTCTTGATTGGCATACAAAGCATTTCGTATTTTTTGCCGTCTTTTCCAGTTGTGGTCATATGGTAACAACTGAATTTTTGACTGTGGTCAGTTAGTTTTTTGTATTGTGGTTTCCACGCCAAACCAATTCCTTCCACAATCTCGCGCATTGCCACATAAGCTACGCCGTTGTTGTCTACTAAAGTAACTTCTTTACCTAAAAATTCTGCAGTTAATGTTTGCATATTTCCTCCTGTTTCCTCCACCAAAGAGAGCCTGTAAGAAGCAGTGAGTGGAGAAAGGAAACACCGCTTGTCACGTGTACATCGCTATCTTACAGGCAATAAAAAACCGCACCCTGTTTCCAAAGTGCGGTCTAAATTTTGTTGTGTTTTAGAGAATGTCTAGCTGAAATCCTGTTGCTTTTGGGTTGTAGGCTCTAAGGTATTTTAAGACTCGCCAGTTATTGCCTTGCTTACATTCAAATTGCTCTGTAATGCGGTTCAACACATTATGAGCCTGACGGAGAGTGCTACGATATTCGTAAGCGATATCATGCACCGGTGCGGCATAATGTGAACCAATTTGTTTTAATGCAGGGTGAAGCGTTTGACAAAGCTCGGTGCCACGCAATAAAGCAAACCATGCCCACACAATCTGTTGTAATTCATGCTCGGTAAATTCAAAACTGAAACGATCATCTTTTTTCGGTTCAGTGATAAGCTCACCTTCAAGCACAATTCTATGCACATATTCAACCGCACTTTGTAATTTGTCGGCGGGAATATCTTCAATGGTTTCGACGTTCATGTATTGGTGAACAAGATTATAAGCATCGGAATAAATTAAGCCTTTCTTGCTCACTAACATATTTACAGCATTGCGTAAGCCAGTGCGGTCGTCTGCAGTGGTTTTGCCTTCATACTTTCCTGTTTTACGGATTGCCGGCAAAACTTCCGCTGTAACCCATTTTCTAAAACGGTGTGGGATAGATCCTTTTTTTACTGCATCACGGCAACGTAAGATCAAAGT